TTGGACGGATGGAGATTTGAACAGGGTATTCTTCCAAGTTCCAGTAGAATATTGGTGAATCAATCCTTCCTGCTCTGATTTCAAGTCCCCACAAGGACCCAATATGCGACTCAAATGACCCCTTGAAAGCGAATTGGAACTCCAAGCAGGGATATCCACCAATGCGAGAACATTCGTGGAGGAGAACTTGGAACAACCTACGATACAGGGACTTAGTTTGGGGTTCAGAGGACGAAATAGGTAAATAGGGACATTCCGAGATGTCATACCATATTTGGTCCGCGAGGCGAGTTCAAGAATACCTGGAATCATCTTCGTTGAAAAAGGTTTCCCTCTTTCGTTCTTCTTTCCGTTTTTATAGTTCATATGCGCTATCTTGATGAATGTCGTTTTCTTCAAGATATTGTTCAAGGATTGATTCTGGTTCAATATTTTTGATAGAATACCTGCGTGAGACTATCTTGGGAAGTTCAATCATATTCCCATCAATCTCAATCGGTTTCTTAATGAGAACAGTTTGGTAATCTAAGTCAATCGTTCCATTAAGGTTGAAACTATATGAACCCTTTACCAAATACTGATTTCTACTGTCCGATGCGTAATCTGTATTACCAAAGACTTCACGCAGGGTTTTAGAATCCACGCAGGGAATGAGAATTCCGAGTTTCGACATCTTGTTTGACTACAACCCAATTGTGTGGGTATTTAGAATCCGTTTTCACATTATTGTTATGTGTAAATTGGCAGGGTTCTTAATTCTAATTACTGTAGGCTAACCCCGCCATACCGCTCATAATTCGCAGAATGTTGTAGTTCAGGGCATATACGCGGACGTCCCATGTAGCGTCATTTGTCTGGTTTACATACACATCACCGCTGAGCTGGAGCACAAGCGTCGCTGTGTCAATGCGCGAGAAGTTGCAAGTTCCAGAAGGCTGGTGTTCCTCGGGTTTGAGGGCAAATGAGTAGCAATATATACCATTCTGTGGAAGAACACTAATCGGACCACCAGAATATGTGGTATAGTTTGTGTTGGTAGTGGTTCCGGTATAGTTCACATACTCTGTCTGAGGAATGTTTGTATGGTGCTGGTAGGGTTGAACCTTGTTGAAGTAATCACCATAGCGAGCATCCAGACGATCCTGCCCGTTGATCTGAAGCCACTGCTTGCAGACTGCATTCTGGTCATACGTGAAAGGAGTTAGGCGATTGGCGTTTAAGCTAGTCGTGCGATTTCCACCGGCCTGTGCGATTGTCGGACCACCAGGTGCTCCAGGAATCGGGACCTTGCAAGAGCGGTAGCAAGTGGGTTGAACGACCCAAATAAGTTCCTTGACCGGATGGTTGAACGTCAAATCAATGCGGTTGTTGTATGATGAGAGTCCCTTGTCCTCGTTGTATTGGACCTGCTCAATCAGATACTCGTGCGACTCCTGGGCCATACGGCGACGCTCCTCTACATCCAGATAGATGTAGTCAATATAAATCGCTGCCTGCCCAGGCTGGGCGGGAGCAGGCACGTGGGTGTAGTCTCCTGAAATTGTCTGGTTATCATTCCACAGAATGTTAATCTTCACCTCGTGATACTGGAGGGCAATCAGGGGCAGAGCAGCACCGGGATTGCGAGTGTAGAAGAACTTAAGAGGAACATATAAAATGTGCGGCAGACCAGCATTATTCTGTCCGGCACCAGTATTAGAGCAACCAGCAGGAACAGCAGGGATGAAGACCTGACCAACCGAAGCAGTGGCACCACCAGAACCACCGACCGAATCTTTAACATCAATAGTTCCTGTGGTTCCTGCTGGACCCCCTCCAACCGAAGCCGAATATGTTGGCTGCCCTCCAGCACCAATCAATGACTGACCTAGAACTGAGTTCTCTGTAGTTCCAGTGAGCGTGTCCCACAAGAACAACCACTCACCATACTGGCGGTCAATGAGCTGACCACCGATTTCAAGTTCTACATACTTCAACAAGTTGTATCCAAGAGAGAACTGGTCGTTATTGTACACAGCGGTCTTTCGCGTAGTAGCATCATAGTGAGGCAGATGGACCTCAAGATAGGTGGAATACAACAGGTCGGCATTGCGATTCACCACGCAGGACTGCTTGGTTCCCCAATTTGGCTGACCGGTGAAGTTAATGCGAAAAGGCTCCATCGCGAAGTTCGTATGACGCTTGAAGAGACCCTTCCAGAAAGTAATTTGAGGATTTCCAGAAAGATATGCGTCCTGGGCGCCCATTGCGACTAATTGAAGAAGACCGCCACCCATATTGTATTTAATCTTGACCTCACTCTTTTTTTTGAAATTTTACCTCGTTAATGACGATAAATATCGCCACTGAGAGATACTACATACCTAAACTGGTCTTAAAATGTCCGTAAGGTCAAAATATGACCCGTCGGGACTTTAATGACGGCGAGTGCGACGCGTCTTCTTGGCCGACGACTTCTTGGTATAAGTCTTCTTTGCCTCCTTGATGACCTTCTTCAGACCATCACCCTTCTTATACTGCCCCTTAGACTTCATCGTCTTCATTGTTGACTTTACGTGTGTGAGCCAAGCGTTTGCCATTTTATTCTTAACGCAGAGAGAATTACTTGACTCTAAAAAGAAGTCCTCGTAGTCCGCGAACCACCTCATCAGGAATACGTTGATTCATTGGAATTCCCATCAGGCAACAATAGTGAAAATAGATGGAATACATCCCGCATTCAGAGTCCTCGTATTGATGCCGTGTTCCATTGTAGGACAACTTCATAGGTTTGCTATGGATACCTGTAGCATCCCATTGTTTCTTCCATCGTCTCATAAGGACTTGTATTTGCTTTTCAGGTTTATGAGCATAAGAATCAAAATAGGTCATACGCGGATACTCCAAATCAGGACTTATATCGCAAAATGTAGCAATCCAATGCTGTCCGGGTCCAGTAGAGACATCCGTGTTAAATATAAGTCCTAATTTACGATATCCTTTGCTATAGAGTGCCTTAATGTCCAATGAACACAAAGTGCTGACCAAACATTCTCCTGAACGCGTATGCTTATCAAAATCAATCGGAAAGGTTCCCACGTGTTTGTATTCAGGGAATACCTTCTCAAATCGTTTTTCCAATACGTCAATTTCGTCTGATGTAATCCACTCTTCAGGATTTACTTTCCACGAAGATGGACCTTTGGGTCGTGAAAGCAGGTGCGATATGATACACTCGCTTCGTCCTGACCTACACGATTGCTGTAATCGTTCCTGTAGCGAACGCCAAGTCTTCTCAGGTGTATCCTTTGGAATTGGTTGTTGATGAGGATGTTCCTCGTTATATACCTGACGGAAGTTATCAACCTCCTTTTCATCAAAGTACATTCCCTTATTCAAAACGGATGAAAGTTTCCGATTGGATTTTGTAAGCATAGTAAAATGGAAGCAACTCTTCAATCTCTCAAGTCCTTTCTTCAGTCCTATCGTGCGTTGGATGAGGATTTGAAGAAGATAAACGCAAAGGCACAAGAATTGCGTCGCGAACGCAAGGATGTAGAGGTTGAAATGTCCGCGATTCTGTCCAAACCTGAATTTGACCAGTATAATAAGTTGGAAATTAAGGAGGATGGAAGTTTGATAAAAATTCAGCGTCCTGGAACTTGGACGAAGGGATGGTCAATGTCTAAGAATGAGTTGATGGATGGATTAAACCTATATTTTGAAAAGCATGAGAATACAGCAAACGCAGAGGAATGCTTTGAGTTTCTAGTAGAACGACAGAAACCCAAGATGGTTGCGAATGAGTTTGCGTTTGAACGCTGTATGCCTCCACCTCCACCTAAAAAAATGAGAATGTAAAGTAATGAGTGGTCCTAGTGGTTATACATCGAACTTAGACCTTTTGGCTGATGTGGCGACCAGAAGTATAGATGAAATGATAGTGGCAAATACTCTTGTTCAGTTAAGCCAACAACAACTAGATGGAATTGATGAATCTATACAAGTTCTCAGAGACCTGAATAGTGTTCAACTTTCTGAACTTGAAAAAAAGGAAATATCCGAAGTTTTGAAGACAAAATACAACATCGTGAAACGAAACGCAAAGAAACTTGAAGACTTTGGATTGTATCCGCCAGTCAAGTTTTTGAATGATACAACGGCAGGAGGAGTTGAAGTTGGGAAACGACCGAGAAATGCTCCAGTTCTATATAGCGCTGAACAGGCAAAAGAAATCCTAGAACAGCGAGAAGAAGCGGCAAAACGACCAAAACGAGTCGTAAATCGCAAAACAAAGTTTATTCGCAGAATAACGGGAACCTATGAAGAACTTGACCCAACCTTAAAAAAATCCTTGCCAGACCTTTGCGATTTACAAGGTGCTTCCAAGTTTATGAATATTTTATTTCCTACGAAGATAGTTGATATTTGGAAGAATGAATATGGTAAGAAATGTAGGGATATTTATGAACATTCAGGCATTGAAAAGCAATGTATGGTCGTATTAGAAAAAACTACGGAACCTGCAAAAGCAAGAGATAGTATCTACGCAAATAAAAAGTGTTATCTGTGTGGATTCCGGTTTCAAAATGCCGACGGATTGAAACCTTCTTGTGAGCATATATTACCAATTATTCAGGCAGTTTTTTTATTGGATTTGTGGAGACCCAAACAAAAATATACGAAGGAAGAATTTGATGTTTTAACGATGGAATATGATTGGGCGCATACCTGCTGTAATTTAGTAAAGGGAGCGAAACCCTATTTGAACACAATTATTGACAAAAATGACCCATATCCTCGCTGGGATTTTAATAGTGAGGGAACACGAGACATCTTTGTAAGTATTGTGGATGGAACACACGATTATCCTGGAATCTCAGTCATTCGCAATAAGTTGTTGGAACTATTCAAAACTCAACCCAAGGATACTTGGATTCAAACCAACATTGACAGGATAAAAACAACAAAGATAGACCCGATTGTGAAGTATATTAATTCAAAAGGACACGGAGGAGAGGTTGCTATTTTAGGATTTAATAATTGTTTGAACCCTAAAAGTCTATCGGATGAGTTCTATGACCTTATTCAACAAGAAAAGCAAAAAAAAAGAATACCACCTCCTGTATCTCC